CCAACCCCCCCGGACAGGGAACGATTTCATTCTTTGGGCGAGCAGATGGTGGCCGTTGTGAGGGCCGGATCCCCCGGGGGAAACGTCGATCCCAGACTTTATAATGTCCGTACAGCAACGGGGCTCTCTGAATCGGTTCCCTCGGATGGAGGCTTTCTGGTCCAACAGGATTTCAGCAACGAGCTTTTGCAGGATGTTATTGCAACGGGCATCCTGGCTCCCAAATGCCGTAAGCAGCCTATAAGTGGAGCTGCAAACGGGATAAAGATCAATGGAGTTGATGAAACATCAAGGGCATCCACTCGCTATGGAGGCATTGTGGGATACTGGGCGGCGGAAGCGGCGGAGAAGACAGCCTCAAAGCCGAAATTCCGTCAGATCGAATTGACCCTTAAAAAACTGATCGGTCTCTGTTATGCAACCGACGAATTGCTGGCAGATGCCGTAGCGCTCGAAGGATTTATCCGGGAGGCATTTCCCGGTGAGTTCGGGTTCCTGCTTGATGACGCGATCATCAACGGGACCGGGGCCGGGCAACCATTGGGGATCCTGAACGCCGGGTGCTTGGTCAGCGTTGACAAGGAGACCGGACAGAAGGCGACTACAATCGTCGCAGAGAATGTTGAGAATATGTGGTCGCGTATGTTCGCGAGAAGCCTTCCAAATGCCGAGTGGTTCATCAATCAGAACACATATCCGCAGTTGTTTCAGATGTCCCATGCCGTGGGTGCCGGAGGTGTTCCAGTCTTTCTGCCGCCGGGTGGAATTTCAGTGGCTCCATATGGCGCATTGTTCGGACGTCCGGTGACGCCGATTGAGCAGTGCCCGAGTCTCGGAACGGTCGGCGACATTATTTTCGCGGACATGAATGGATATATTCTCGCTCAGAAGGGCGGCATTACAACCGATGTATCGATCCACGTTCGATTCCTTTATGATGAGAGCGTTTTCCGGTTCGTGATGAGGGTTGACGGGCAGCCAGTGAGGGCTTCGGCTCTGACACCGTATAAAGGTGGGTCCGGCTCTACGCAATCGCATTTTATTGCTCTGGCAACCAGATCATAAACAATTAGCTGCCGGCAATCACTTTCCGGCATAAGAAATTGAGGAGGAACTTAGTATGGGAGCAAAAGGATTCAATCTCTGCAATGATGGACATCTTGTTATGTGCTTGGGTGTAGCTCCGGCGCATGAACTGAATGGTGCAGATCATCACTTTGCCGTTGTTAATATGAAAAACTGGAATCACGTCGATTTCGTCATTTTCTTTGGGACGTCCCCAAGGGCGGCTGCGGTTATCACGGTCGAATCATGCAGCAACTGGGTAGATCTTGAGGGATCACCGAGCACGGCGACAAAAATTCCATTTCAGTATTACCGTCGGATCACGAACCAGACCACCGCAGGAAACGATGTTGATAGCACGATCCAGACGCAGGCCACGGCAGCTACGGGGATTGTCCCTGCAACGGGAACGGACAATATACTCTATGTTATATCCCTTGACGCTGATCAACTGATAAGCGGCCATGTGGGATTCAGGATCGACATCGTGAACGCGGGCGCAGGATGCCTTGCTACAATATTCGCAATCTGCAGCGGTCCGAGATATGGCGGTGAGGCGCGTCCCACAGTATTGTCTACATAATATTTTAACTGGGGCGGGGTGAAATATACCCGCTCCATCTCTCATCAAGGAGGAAACAGAAAATGCCTACAAGAAACTATACTCAATCGACCATTGATGTCATGGCCGATCTTCAACTGGGAGTTTTTGTATCTCGGACGGCGGCTGCTGTTGCAGGGGCACTCACCCCGATCTTTACCGTATACGTTGGGGCCATTCTCCTGACTGCCATCTGGGCGAAAATGACTGTGGTATCCGGCGCAAACAATGTTCATCTTGAAGCGACTCCCTCAACGGGAGCGACCATTCCCATCGCTGCGAATCTTGATATCGATTTGCCTATAGTGGGCGATTATATTGTTGCTCCACTGACGGGTTCCGGTGCATTGACTTATAACGCATCGGCTACTGGCCTTGTTATCACGGGGCGCGGGATTATTATCCCCATTGGGACAATCGATTATCATGCGGCGGCGGCTGATGGAACCCTCGCATGGTATATGACCTATGTCCCGATCGAAGCAGGCGCCTATGTGAGTGCGACGTAAGGAGGTATATTATGACTGTATGCCTGGAAACGACGATTAAACGATGGAACGGTCAGGACGGGGACCAGGAGACGATTACCGATGCCCCGGAGGGCTCAACTTTTCATGCTGTTGATACGGGAAAAAAATATATCTTCCATGACGGCGGATGGGTTGAGGATTTGCGGTCGTGACGGACACCACAGTAGCAGCCAGAGCTGTTATGAAGTTCGGGTATCTCTGGGAAGAAGTGGACGAGTAAGCGACAGGGGCAGATGCCTGAATTAATAGAGGGCGGGCGAATCTTTCCTGCCCGCCCTTTCGTTTAATATAGGAGTCGAAATGTCAACCGAGATATTCACAGGTATTATAGGTATATGTATAGGATTTCTCCAGGGCTTGGTAATTTTTATTCTGCTTGGTCAGAACCGCAAGATTGATAAAATTTGTAAAGACAACCTGCTGGCACATTCTGATTTATGGAAACGCATCAACACTCACAAACATGAAATCAGTTGTGGTAACAAATCGTGCGAAGTGGAAATGGGAGGTGTCGTAATATCATATGAGACCTGAGCATAAAAAGATATTTGAATCCCTTGCTGACTGGCAACTCATGGGTCTCTGTATCGAACGCGAAGCGGGGGGAGAGCCGATAGAGGGGAAAATCGCGGTAGGAACGGTAATTCTCGAACGGGTTGATCATCGGGACTGGGACGGTGAAACAATCAAGGAAGTTATCCTGAAACGTTGGCAGTTTTCCTGGACAATGCCGGAGGCGGGTGAATGGTATTACAATGACGCTGTGGCAATGGCCTCGAACTGGGTTGATGCATACAGGCAAAACGAATCATTAAAAAAGTGCTGTGATATAGCCACCGGGATGTTACAGGGAGAGATCCCTCGCGATCCGGACCTTGCGGCGGTGCATTGTTGTCAATATCTCAATCCCCGGGTAGCCCCAGATGTGAAAGAGAAATGGCTGGTCTCCGGGATGAAGGTAATTAAGAAAATAGGCAGACATGAATTTTTCAAGGAGGAGAAACGTGGCTAAGTTTCTGACAGAGCTTGACATAAAATGCGTCAATGACGACCTATGGGAACTTGACAGCCCGTTGATCTATGAGAGCGATATTCTGGAACGGACGGTTAGCGTGCCGAAAGGGTTCTGTACAGACCTCGCCAGCGTTCCTCGCATACCGCTTGTCTATATGGCGTGGGGCGGGAGGGCACACCGCGAGGCCGTTCTGCATGATTATTTGTATCGAATCGATTCTGATCCGGTAGTTTCTTTCAGCATTGCAAACGCAGTATTTTATGAAGCTATGAAGGCGAGGGAAAAACCATTTTATGTCCGTTATCCCATGTTCTGGGGTGTGTGCCTGGGGGGAATTACATCATATCATAAAAGGAAAGTATGAGACAGATTAAATGGATGAACTTTTAATGTCGAACAAGTGGTGGGCATGGTTTATTGATACTTATACTTTCAGTATCGCGCTCATATTTGCCCTTTTGAAATGCCTGGCAATTCTGGATAAATCCACGGAGACAAACAAGGTGGTTGATTATCTTCAGGGGATGTTCCCGATAACCTTCAATAAAAGGAAAGACAATGAGAGTTAATCTTTACACGGCTCCTACGATCGAGCCGATAACCCTTGCAGAGTTAAAAATGCATCTCCGTGTCGATTCAGAGACCCTTGACGGAAACCTGACGCTGACGCAATGTTTTGCCTATGCTTCCCATGCCATTGCAAATAACTATACGACCCATGTCGGGACAGGTGTTGATGTCCTGGGCAAGCAGGCAGAGGTATTGGTTCATCATGGTACGAACGGCGCGACGGGAACGGTTGATACCAAGATTCAGGAATCCGATGATAATGTCACATGGACGGATTTCACCGACGGGGCGTTCACCCAAGTTACGACGGCTAACGACAACGCCGATTACAAAAAACAATATACAGGATCAAAACGATATATCAGAACAGCCTCCAAGGTACTTATGGCGGCTTGTGAATTCGGTACATCGATTCTGGTCAATGCCGCGACTACTGCGGAGGATGACCTGTTAACTGCTATAATCACGACTGCCCGTGAGCATGTTGAGGATGTGACCAGGAGGGCGCTCCTCACGCAGACATGGGATTATTTTCTTGACTGTTTTCCTGCTGGTGATGCTATCCCTCTTCCCTTTGGGAACCTTCAAAGCATCACCAGCTTTTCATATAAGGAAGGTGCCGGTACGAGTACCACTTTGACACTGACAACTGATTATCTTGTCGAGACGAACGGAGAGGGGATTGGGAGGATTGTTCTGCCCTATGGTAAGACATGGCCCTCGCCGTCAACTTATTATCCCTCGAACCCGATCACCGTGCGGTTTGTTTGTGGCTGGACCACGGCGGCATTGATCCCCAAAAGAATTATTACGGCTGTAAAAATGGTTTGTGCAGATCTCTATGAAGCGAGGGGGGAACATATCCTGGGGCTTACCGTACATGAGAACAAGACAGTTGATCGACTTTTGTGGCCCATGAGGCTTTGGGGGGAATTTTGAGGATCGGCAACCTGAATAAACGGATTAATTTGGAGGCGCAGACGAGAGTTGCTGATGGCATGGGCGGCTGGACTGTTACCTATGCGACAATGGCATCTTCTATCCCCGCCGCCATCTGGCCGGTGAGCGCGAATGAGACGATTGAAAATATGCAGGTAGTCATGAAAATCACGCATCGCATAAGGATCCGCTATCGGTCCGTACTGAAATCGAGCTGGAGGGTGAAGTTCGGGGACCGCTATTTTGACATAGTAAGCATCATCGATCCCAATATGGCGCACAAATTTCTGGATATCATGTGCAAGGAGACAATTTGACTTTGAATAATTTATTGACCGCCATAATGACAAAGACTGTCGATTCCACGCTTTCCTCGGACGTGGCAGGGAGGATATTTCTTGATGAGGCGCCCCAGGAAGCAGAAAAACCATATGTCGTTTTTTTCATAGTATCAGATGTGCCGGAGAAAACCTTTACAGAGGATTTTGAGAACATAATTATCCAGTTTTCTTTGTTCTCCGATTCGGAAGGCGCGGCGGAGATCACGACCATGTATAATGATCTGAAAACACTTTTTGATGAGTGTACCTTCTCCATAACGGCCTCGACATTGATATGGATGAACCGCGTTAATCTTACCACCATGTTTGAAGATGGGGTGAGACATTGGGCGGTTGATTATGAGATAAAGACAAGTCTTGATTGAGGATATTTTATGATTTCTGTTGTTATTCCAGTAATCAATCTGCATGACATGACTGCTGAATGTATTGCAGTAATTTGTAAAAACACACGGAATTGCGAAATCATCGTTATTGATAATGGGTCTGAGCCGCCATTTAAGACGCCCTTTACCGGATTCACAGAAATTTCAATCATCCGAAACGAGAAGAACGAAGGTTTTCCTGTGGCAGTAAATCAGGGAATTAAGGCGGCAAGAGGAGACATAATCATTCTGCTAAATAATGATTGTTTCGTCACGCCAGGTTGGGACGAAAAACTTGTGAGGGCACTCAATGATTTTTCCATTGTCGGCCCTGTCACGAATTATTGTCGCGGTATGCAGAGGGTCCAGGCCGCCGTCTATGAGGATATGGATGGATTAAACAGGATCGCCGCCGATTGGGCGGAAAATTATGGCGATGAGATTCAGGAGGTCAATTTTCTTATCGGATTCTGCATGGCCTTCAGAAAATCCCTTGTTGATGAGATCGGATATTTTGACGAATCTCTCTGGCCATGCAGCGGCGAAGAAGTCGATTTCTGCTACCGCGCAAAAGAGGCCGGGCACATGATCGGCATCGTCAAAGGATGTTATGTGCATCACGAAGGATCGGTAAGTTTTGCTGATATGGAAAAAGATGGGCAACTTGATTATGCCGACATCTGCAGGCGAAATGATAAATACCTGGAGAATAAATGGGGCAAGAATTACTGGCAACTGCAAGCAATAACCACAAATTCTTTAGCACAGGGTTTATGCCTTAACCTGGGGTGTGGGCGTAGAAAGCTCGAAGGATTCATCAATATTGATAATCGCGCGGAAGTTGATCCCGATGTGGTCTGTGATGTAACTTGCAGAATACCCTATAAAGATAACAGTATTGATCTCATCCAGGCCGATGATTTTCTGGAGCATGTGCCACAAAACAAGGTGATTTTCGTTATGGAGGAGATATGGCGCGTCCTGAAGCCGGGGGGAGTATTTAAGAGTTCGACGCCGGATGCCGAGCATGGACAGGGCGCCTTTCAAGACCCGCATCATGTTTCGTTCTGGGTTGAGAATTCGTGGCTTTATTACAGTGATGCAGTTCATCGGGAACTATATGGCATCAAAGCGGATTTTGCCATTGAAAATATTGAGCGTATTATGAATCCCGGGAACGCACGCATCTTTCATCTCCATGTAACTGCGAGGGCCCGAAAATGAAGATAAGCAATTTCAAGCTGGCACTCGCATTTCCATTATCATTCCCCATGGTGCCGTCCGACTTTTTCTTCGGATGCATGATGATGGAACGGCCGGAGTTTTTGATTTTGCGGGCCGAGAATGGGCCGATTGATACCCTCAGAAACGATCTTGTCATAAAGGCAATGCAGAATGGGGTCACACATATTATTTTCATGGATACCGATATGGTCTATCATCCAAAAACAATCACAAGGCTTCTCTCTCATAAAGTTCCCATCGTGGGCGCTTTGTGCTATCGCCGCTATCCCCCGTTCGATCCGCTGCTGCTTCGCGGTGATCCCACTACAGGATATGAGAGTATTGATAAATGGGAAGAAGGGGCGCTCGTAGAGGTTGATGCAACAGGAACGGGATGTCTGATTTTCGATATGCAAATTTTCAGAAAGATGCCGGCTCCATGGTTCAAGTTCCGCGAGAATCCGAACAACAGTATCGGCGGTATAATAGGTGAGGATATAGGCTTTTGTTGGGATCTGAAAAGGGCGGGACACAGGATTTATGTGGATACAACCATCCCAAGTATGCATCTCACCACGATGGCAGTAAATCACCAGACATATCTATTATACCGGGCAATGAAGACGGAGCAGTGGAGGAAAAAAGCGGCTCTCGGATTTATTGATAGCGAAAAAAAGGAAAACTTATAAGAGGAGGTAAAAAATGCCAACAAGAGCAACAGTTTTAAAGGGCGAATTTATGAAGGTCACCATCGGAGCCACTAAAGTCCTGGGAGTGGCGAAATATTCAATCTCAGGTCTTGCCCGCAGAACCCATGAAACTTCAGAATTCGGCGATGACATCGATGTTTTCGAGTTCGCAACGGCGGATGGTGGAACGATCAGTCTTACCGATGTTCTCTATGATCCGACGGATACGACCGGCCAAGTGCTTCTTGATTCCGCCTGCCTGAATTACTCGAAATTCGGCAGCGGCGATTTGCGGTTTTATGTCAATTCGACATCTTACCGCACAGTGCAAAGCGGCGGTTCTATGCTGGTTATATTGGCCTATAAGCTCGACGCCGATCGTAGCGGACTCGGAAAATGTGGCTTTGATGTGAAGGTCTCGGGCGGCGCGATGGTCCTTGTATAATCGGGACTAAGAAAAGGAGAATGTATGGGATTTGACCTGAACAATTTGAATCCAGGCGAATGGTTCCGCTACTTTAATTCGCACATCACGGAGGCAGGGGAAACAGTCT